AGCACATGAAACCATACAAATACCTTACAGACAATGAGAAGAAACAAATTGATTCCTTCGAGTGACATATATACATATCATGCACAGGCACTTGACATGCTAGATGTAAACCACCCACACTACAAGGAAATAGAACAACACCTACTTGCACAAATTAAAGATGAACTCGCAGACAGATATAACACAAGACCAAATCACGGAACAATTGGCATTAGAACGAACCCAAATTGCTCAGGGTCTTAAAAGATTGCGTGACCAGACGTTTAAGTTAGAACAACAGAACTATTCGTCAGCAAGTATATACGGCGTGAGTAGTATCGACACGCTGTTACCACACGTTGTAAAACGTATAGAAGATACAAACACAAAGATACATCAAGGTAAGTATGGTGCTGCTTTCAAGGACATACACCAATACCTATCTAGTATAGAAGCACTGGCTGCTGCTGCTATCGCTTGTAAAGTTACATTTGATAATGTATTCGGTTACAAGGACAGATGTAATACAGCTACAAATATATGTAGTGCCATTGGCAAAGCTATCGAGGATGAGTGTCAGATGAGACACTACGAAGAGAACGCACCCGCACTACTTAAGACACTAAAAGATAACTATTGGCACAAAGCCATTGGTACACAACAAAAGCTCGTAGTAATCAGGACGCTGATGAACAGATATAATGTGAAACAATGGACACCATGGGGTACAAGCATACGTACTAAGCTAGGAGGTTGGCTATTAGATTGTATTATGGAATCTAGTGGTTGGTTTTACAAGCAAAGAATACGTATAGGACGTAAGACTACTGTCTACATTGTACCAACAGCAGAGTTCATGGACATCAAAGATGAAGTCATGGCAAATGCAGAGTTATTTTCACCACTAGCATGGCCGATGTTAGTGCCTCCACGTGACTGGACAAACACCGAAGCAGGCGGTTATATTCTGAATGAGGTTATGCAAGGTCATGAGCTAGTCAGGAGAGGCGATCACGCCCTTATACAGGGGGAAATCCCACTTGCTTTTCTCAACAAAATACAACAGGTAAAATATCGGTTAAACCCGTTCATAGTCAATGTCGCTATGCTGTTAGAAGACAGGGGGAGAAGTGTTGGTAAGTTCCTTCCTATCGTACATTATGACTTACCTCCAAAGCCTGCCGATATTGACACTAACAAAGAGTCACGGAAGCATTACCGAAGAGCAGCTGCGGAAGTAATGAATAAGAGAGCAGCAGAGTTCAAGAGATCCTGTCGCACAAGAATGACTATGGAAGCTGTCGCACGCCTCAAAGACAGAGAGTTTTACATTCCGTGGTCGTTTGATTACAGAGGTCGAGCCTACCCTATCCCTGCATTTCTCACACCACAAGACACAGACTTCGGCAAGTCATTGTTACTTTTCGCTGATGCTGTCGCCTTGAACGAAGATGCAGAGGATTGGCTTGCCTTTCAAGTAGCTACAACTTACGGATTAGATAAAGCTACAATGCAAGAGAGACTAGATTGGACACCTAATAACTGGTCACTAATCTCACGTGTCTCACTTGATCCTATCGCTAATCTTGGCGATTGGGAAGCAGCAGACGAGCCGTGGTTATTCTTAGCAGCGTGCGAAGAGTTCCACAAATGTATAATACTCAAGGAACGTAACACCACCTCGTTACCTGTGGCAACAGATGCTACATGCTCAGGTCTACAGATCTTAGCAGGGCTAGCACGTGACAAATCTACAGCTAGACTTGTCAATGTTGTACCATCACACAAACCACAAGATGCTTATGCAGTTGTTGCACAAGTATCAGCACCATACATACCAGAGAAGTATAGAGAAGCATGGGATAGAAAGTGCGTCAAGCGTACTGTTATGACTATACCATACAATGCAAAGGCTTACTCTAATAGATCATACATCAAAGATGCACTCAAAGAGAAGGGTGTAGATGTAGATAAAGATGACCTAACTCAGATCGTTCAATCAGTTCGTCAGGCTATGCACGCAGTTGTGCCCGGGCCGATGTCAGTTATGCGATGGATCGAGGCTGAGGTAGGTGCTGCCATTAAACGTGGCGAAGAATATGTAGAATGGACGACCCCTTCTGGCTTCGTAGTTAGACAGCGATACTTCAAGAAACGAGTAGAACGTATACAACTACAGTTATTAGGTCGTTGTGACCTATCCGTCGCAGTAGAAGACGGGAAGGAGGTCGACATCAATAGGCACAAGGCTGCTACTGCACCTAACCTTATCCATAGTTTAGACGCAAGTCTCTTACACCTCGCTGTGCGTAGATTCAATTATCCGATCGCACTAATTCATGACAGTGTGTTAAGCAGAGCTTGCGATATGGGTAAACTTAGTGCTATAATAAGGGAGACATACATGCACCTCTTTGCAGAGCATGATTACCTCAAGACCTTTGCTCTTTATGTCGGAGCTGAGACAGAGCCACCTATCATTGGTGACTTACAACCAGAAACGGTTATAGAATCCACTTATTTTTTCTGTTAACTATGACAATAGACATTTATAAAGAGGCTTTCTATTCACCTAGTTCTTTTTTCAGTAGTTTCTTTGCACCAACAGAGATTTACGTCGTGGCGAAAGAGGACATAGAGAAGGCTAAACATGAACAATACCACGCACAACTTAAAGCAATCAACGAAAGGATTGACTACTTAACAACTCAAAAGGCTGACATCCAGTCTAAGATAGATACATACCACAAGGAGAACAAAACTGATGGCTAAAAACGTCCATGTGACTGACGAGATTAAACTAGAAGGCTTCCAAGCCATACTTGAACCCGGCAAGTTCGGTTACTCACTCGCTGCTATTGTTGGCGAAGATGTAATTGATAAGCTCGAGACTGAAAGAGCTGAAGTCCTTAGATGGGCTGAAGGCAAACTCAAGAATCCAAAGAGAGCCACCCTAAAACCCACACCATGGGAGGAGGTAGCTGATGGTAAATACAAAATCAAATTCTCATGGGGAGAAGACAAGAGACCCGGCGTTGTCGACACAGAAGGTACACCAGTCACTGATACAAAGACACCACTATATGGTGGCTCAACAGTTAAGCTTGGTTTCTTTCAGAAGCCATACATCCTCAGAGATGGCGTTACCTACGGAAGTAGCCTTAAGCTGCTTGGCGTACAAGTTGTGGCTGTAGGAGAAGGTGCTGCTGTAGACACAGATAGCATGGATGAAGATGCAGTTGCTGACATGTTCGGTACAACTGAAGGCTTCAAGACATCCGAACCAAAGCCAGTTACTGTGCCACCCGCAGAAGATGACCAAGAAGAAGAAGACTTTTAGGTCTAAATTAGAACAAAGCGTCGCAGAGATACTAGATCAGGTAGGTGCTAAGTATGAGTATGAGAATCAACAGGTTGCTTATACCATACAGCACCACTACAATCCTGACTTTTGCCTAGTCAATGGTGTAATGCTAGAGACTAAAGGCTACTGGGACGCAGAAGATAGACGTAAGATCAAGGCGGTCATGCGAGACAATCCCGATATTGATTTACGTATGGTATTTCAAGCTCCGTTCAATAAGATCAGCAAGAAATCCAAAACAACCTATGCCCAATGGTGTGAGAAGCATGGCATCAAGTGGGCAAGTGCACACGCAATCCCCATAGATTGGTTAACATGAACGAACAAAGCGAATTTGTGGGACACGAACCATGTCCTAACTGTGGCTCGTCAGATGCTAACTCAGTTTATTCTGATGGTCACAAGTTTTGCTTTTCGTGTAATACATACACTCCGGCAGAAGACTGGACACACACCCACACCCAAATGAATAATGATGAACGAGTACAATTCCTCGGGTCAGCTGAACAGCTGCACAAACGAAAAATCAGCGAAGCCACCAACTCATTCTACCGAATCTACCGATACGGTAACACCCTCCGCTTCCCTTATTATAATGAGAGCGGCCAAGTTGTTGGATTCAAAATTAAATCAAAAAAGAAAGACTTTCATTACGAAGGTGGAAAAACAGATCAGCTCTTTGGACAGCATCTTTTCCCCACCAACGGAAAGCGAATAGTAATTACTGAAGGAGAACTAGATGCCGCCTCTTGTTACGAGGTTATGTCAGGTTGGCCGATGGTCAGCTTACCTCATGGTGCGGCATCAGCCAAGAAAGACCTCCAAAAAGCAATCCCATTCTTACAGGGATACCAAGAGATCGTCCTCTTCTTCGACAACGATGAAGCAGGGCGTCAGGCCACTGAACTTGCCTCGGGAATACTCCCATCTGGCAGAGTCAAAGTTGCCCGTCTCGAGAATTATAAAGATGCTTCAGATGCTCTCCAAGCTGGGGATACTGACAGTATCAGAAAAGCCATCTGGGACGCCAAGCCATACAGACCAGACGGAATCATAGATGGTAAGAACTTATTTGACATAGTTACTGAACCAACCAAGCCATGCGACCACAAGTATCCATACGAAGGTATGAATGACAAGCTACATGGCATTAGATATGGCGAACTTATTACGATCACAGCCGGTACAGGCAGTGGTAAGACTTCATTTGTTAGAGACCTAGCTACTCACTTGTGTCAACAGGGAGAGACTGTAGGTATACTAGAACTGGAGTCCAAT